TCCTATAGACGTAGCCGACCCAAATGAATTTGCTAGCGGTGGTATTGCTAGAATGTTAGGAGAATAATGCAATCTGTTGAAGAGATACTTTACCTTCACGAAGACGATGTTGTGGAGATGAAACAAGGTGGCCGTGTGCCATTTCAAAAAGGTGGCGAAGCTTTAGATCGTAAAAAATACGACGAACTTTTAAGACTCTTACAAAGACAAGATGAATTAAAAAGTTTTAGTTATAATCCTAACTTTGATGCAGAGTTTGGTTTTTCAACGTTGGAGCCAACAAGAGAACAATACGCACAGATTTTTGAAAGAAATTTCAACGTAAGATTAACAGGAGATGAAACGTTAGATGAGTTAGGACATTTGTATGAATTGTTGGCAGAGTTTCAAGAACAGATACCAAACCTATCTCCACGAAACAGAGGTGGTGTTTATCTAGCCGGTAAAAAAGCTTCATTAAAAAAAATTGCAAAAGATTACGCTGACTTTGGTAAAGCAAACATAGATGCTGTGGCTAAAGAATATGGTATTGATTATGCTAACTCACACAGGGAACAAAGAAAAGCAGTTAAAAATTTTATATCTCAAAGAAAAAGTGCATCATCTGTCGATGATGCAAGATTGTTATTTGACAAACAAGATGAAATTGAAAAAATTTATGACACGTTAGTTAACAATTTTGAAAAAAAAACTGGAAGACCTGTAGGTCAATCCGACAAAGTAAAATTAAGAAAAGAAGCGATCAACAGAATTGCAGGTCGTGAGAAATCAGAAATAGCTAGAAAATTAAAAAATTTTAAAAACAAAGAAGTAGTGTTAGTTAAAGAAAAAGGTAGGGTTGTAGATGTTGTATTTAAAGACCCAGCAAAACAAGCAGAGTTTGTATCTGATCTAGAGTTTAGGTTTCTTTATCCAGAATCATCTGGTGGTGGAGTATCATCTTATGCTAAACAAGCAGGAGTATTAGATCAAGAAGCGTTTAGAAAAAAATATTTTAAAGAATATTCAAAAAGCACAGTTAATGACATAACAGGAGCAGTTGCTAAAGCAGAAGGTTTTAAAAAACCAACTATGGAAGAATTTATTACTGCCCAACAAATTGAAACAGGAACTAATGCTAAAAGAATGAAATCTATGAAAGATAAAGGTTTCAGACACTATATTGATACTGAAGGAAAATTAATTGAAATGATGGCACCGGCTAAATCTAAAAGATTAACAATAAGTCAAAAACTAGATCCATTAAATGTTAAACAAGATATTATAAATCAAAAGATTGGAATGGGGTTAGATACTTCTCACAGTATTAAAAACCCATTACTAAATCCAGATAAACCAGGACCACAATTTAAAGCAGAAACATTAGATACTTTGTATCCGGTTAGAAGTGATTTAAACAGAGGGCCGATGGGTGGCTTCGATAGAAGTGTTTTAAACATTGCAGAAGAACAATTAGAACAGGTTGTTAAAGACAGAAGTAATTTAATAGATAAAGCAGGTAGAATTATAAAAGGTAAAGAAGATGAGTTTGCAAGATTGCAAGCTAAAGGAAAAAGAATTGTAAGAAATTATTCTCAAGCAGATGAATTGTTTGGCACTGTTTACAGAGGTGCTCCTGGAAAAGCAAGTGGACCAACAAATGTCAAAGGTGTTTTAAACTTTGAAGTATTTACACCGGGAGCTGATGGTAAACTAACAGGTAAACTTGTTGGTGGTGATGTTGCAAAATCTTATGCAGGATTATCAAAAGACCCAGTTGCTAAAAAATCTTTTGCACAATTTACAAAAGCCGACAAATCACAAGCTGTAGGGATTGTAAAAGATACCATTTCTAAATTAAAAGGAAGAGAACTTGGTACAGTGTGTAGAGCAATTTCAAAGTTTGGTTTTGCAGTTGGTGGAGATGTAACAGCAAGTTGTTTAAAAGCAGTTGAAGATAATCCAGTAAGAGCTATCACAGCTATTTCAAAAATTTCTAAACCAACAGGTAAGTTAAGAAACTTAGTTAATCTTTCAAAAACTTTAGCAAAAGGAACTGGTTATGCATTACTTGGAGAGTTAGCTGTCGCTGCACCAATTGCTTTGTATCAATATGGTCAAGGTGAATCTAAAGAAAGAATGATTGGTGATGCAACATATGGTTTAGCTGGTCAAACAATAGATGATGAGAAAAGAGAATTTATGGGAGAAGAAGGTTTCAAAGCACATAAACTTGTAGATGATCTAGGACAATTAGATAATTTAACAGCTCAGTTTCAGGATAGTGAAACTATTATGATGCCTGAAGATGAGGAATTAAATATTCAACAAATGAGTAAAAAAGAAAAAGATATTGCTGAAGGTTTAAAATCTTATGAGGCAGAGGACGGAAGTTTTGACAGAGAAAAATTTGATAGAGATTTTGATACAGGATCTGCTGGATTAAAAAACCTAGAAGATGTAAAAGGATTTAGAAGAGACGTTAGAAGAGATGAAGATTATGACGTCTTTGAAGATGAGGTAGCAGCAGCTGGTGGTGGGCTGATTACTTTAAACCCAAGAAAGCCACAAGCTTTACCACCAGAATCAGGACCTAACCCACAAGGGTTGGAAAACCTAAAATATTATGTTACAAGTACATAGGAGTATATAAATGGCAGATATAGACAAAGGACTCCCTAGTAACACTCGTACAGAAATTGACGTTCCTACAGAAGAGGAAGTCGAAGAAGTTAGTGTTCAAGAGGAGGAAGTAGAAAAAGGTCCGGTAGAAGTTACACCTGAAGAAGATGGCGGCGCAACAATAGATTTCGAACCAGGTGCAATTAACATACCAGGAACTGAAAATCATTTTGATAATTTAGCAGACATTTTACCTGAAGATGTTTTACAACCAATTGGTAACGAACAAGCAGGTAACTATCAAGATTACAAAGCTTCAAGAAAAGAATGGGAAAGAACTTATAGAGATGGTTTAGATCTTTTAGGTTTTAAATACGAAGACAGATCAGAACCGTTTCAAGGTGCATCTGGTGCAACTCACCCAGTTCTTGCAGAAGCAGTTACACAGTTTCAAGCACAAGCTTACAAAGAATTACTACCAGGTGATGGACCTGTTAGAACAGAAGTTGTTGGAATACAAACTCCAGCAAACGACTTGCAAGCACAAAGAGTAAAAGATTACATGAACTATCTTGTCATGGATAAGATGGAAGAATACGAACCAGAGTTTGATTCTATGTTATTTCATTTACCACTTGCAGGTTCAACTTTTAAAAAAGTTTATTATGATCAAGCAGTAGGACGAGCCGTTTCTAAATTTGTCCCTGCAGATGAATTAGTTGTACCGTATACAGCTACCTCATTAGATGATGCGGAAGCAATTATTCACGTCATAAAAATGCCAGAGAACGAATTGCGTAAGCAACAAGTTTCTGGTTTTTACCGAGATGTAGAGTTAGGTCCTCCAGGCGCCGTTGATACAAACAACGAGCTCAAGAAAAAAGAGCGAGAGCTTGAAGGAACTAAAGCTACCGGTAAACCACAACCGATTTATACTTTACTTGAATGTCATGTTAATCTTGACCTTGAAGGTTTTGAGGAAGTAGATGCAGAAGGACAACCGACTGGTATCAAGCTTCCCTACATCGTAACAATCGATGAAAGTACAAAGACAGTTCTTTCTATCAGAAGGAACTATGCGCCCGATGATCCGAAGAAGGATAAGATCCAATACTTCGTCCACTTCAAATTTCTGCCAGGACTAGGATTTTATGGCTTCGGACTCATTCATATGATTGGCGGATTGAGCAGAACGGCAACGTCTGCTCTCCGTCAATTATTAGATGCGGGTACATTGTCTAATTTACCAGCAGGTTTCAAACAAAGAGGAGTTAGAGTACAAGACGAAGCTGCCCCAATACAACCTGGTGAGTTTAAGGATGTCGACGCACCAGGTGGTAGCTTACGTGATGCATTCTTCCCGTTACCATACAAAGAACCATCACCAACATTATTACAGTTATTAGGTATTGTTGTACAAGCAGGTCAAAGATTTGCTTCAATAGCCGAGATGCAAGTTGGAGATGGCAATCAACAAGCTGCAGTTGGAACTACAATTGCTCTTCTTGAACGTGGTTCACGTGTCATGTCTGCAATACACAAAAGACTGTATGCAGCAATGAAAAAAGAATTTAGATTATTAGCTAACATTGTTTCAAAATATTTACCACCAGAGTATCCATATGATGTTGTGGGTGGTGCAAGAACAATTAAGCAAATGGATTTTGATGACAGAGTAGATATCATACCTGTTGCAGATCCAAATATATTTTCAATGTCGCAAAGAATTACACTTGCACAAACAGAATTACAACTTGCAACAGCAAATCCTGGAATGCATAACATGTATAATATTTATAGAAACATGTACGAAGCAATTGGTGTAAAAAATATTGATGCAATACTACCACCACCTGCTCCAAATGCACCAAAAGATCCCGCATTAGAAAATATCGATGCACTTTCTGGTAAACCTTTTCAAGCTTTTCCTGGTCAAGACCACAGAGCACATATCACAGCGCATTTAAACTTCATGTCAACAAACATGGTTAGAAATAATCCGCAGGTAATGGCAACATTACAGAAAAATATACTAGAACACATTAGTCTGATGGCTCAAGAACAGATACAACTAGAGTTTAGAGAACAATTACAGACAATGCAGGTGTTACAACAACAAGCACCTAACAATCCACAGGCAGCAAACGACCTACAAGTGATGTCACAAGCGATAGAAGCACGTAAAGCAGTGCTAATTGCAGAAATGACAGAAGATTTTATGAAAGAAGAGAAGAAAATTACATCACAATTTGATGGTGACCCTCTTCTAAAACTAAAATCACGTGAAGTTGACCTACGTGCAATGGAAAATGAGCGTAAAAAAGAGTACGACGATGCAAGAATTGATTTAGATAAAGCTAAATTGATGCAAAACAAGGATTTAACGGAAGATAAGCTTGAACAAAACGAAGAATTAGCAGAATTAAGGGCTGATACGTCGTTAACAAAACAAGCTATGTCTCAAGCCGGCAAAATGCAGAACGATATGATGAAAATGGCTGACGTTAAAATCTTGAAAGGACCAAAAAGATAATATAAGGTAAAAACATTATGATGAATTATAAAAAAGCTAAACAAATGTCGATACCTAGCCAAAATCTTGAGTATGATCCAAGAAGTAAGGCAAACGTTAAAAGAGCTAGAAACGTTATTGCTACTGGAGACAAAGAAAAGGTTAGAGGTACGAAAAGAATGTTAGCTGACAAAGATAAAACGGCAACTTGGTATTAAATTATGTGGTTGTCGGCAATAAAATTAGCCGTCTCTGCTGGTAGTAAAATTTACGCTAACAAGCAGAAGGCAAAAATGGCAATGTCGGATGCACAACTTTTGCATGCCGAGCGTCAAGCTCGTGGTGAGGAAGCTTACCAGGGAAAATTGCTAGAGGCACGTCAGTCAGACTGGAAAGACGAGGCGGTCCTCATAATATTAAGTTTGCCCGTGTTGGTGCTGGCCTGGGCGGTCATCTCAGATGACCCGACTGCGATGGACAAAGTAAAATTGTTCTTCGACATGTTCTCACAGCTCCCGTCATGGTTCACCAACTTGTGGATCCTTGTCGTGGCGTCGATATATGGTATAAAGGGTACACAAATTTTTAGAAACGGAGGAAATAAAAATGCCAAATAAAAGATTTAACAAACAGGTGCCTGGTTTTAAAAAAGGTGGCCGTGTTAAAAAAATGGGTGGTGGAATGTCCACTGCTAGAAAAGACATGATGTCTGGTTACTACAAAGATGACATGGGTATGAAAGGTGGAAAAATGTACAAAGACGGTGGTAAAGTAGGCAAAAAGAAACAAGGTTACAAAGATAGAAAAGATGAGTCTATCGCAATGAGAATCAGAAAGCCAAGAACTGCTAGACAGTTAAAAGCTTCAAGAGATGAGTCTTATGGTAAGTTTGGTTCTAAAGCTAAAAAAAGCGGAAAGATAAATAGGTAACACATGCCAATAAGAATACTTAAAAAAAACAAAGGTAGATCTGTTAATACTAGAGGCGGTGGAGCAGACGCAGGTAACGTTGGTAAATTAAGAGATGCTAGCGAAAAAGTAAAAAGAATAATGGGTAGACAAGCTAGACCTAAAATTCCAAAAGAATTATTAGACAGGCTTAGAAAAACAGGTCCTAAAAAAAGAAAACCTATGATTCCATTAAGAAAAAAAGGTAAAGCATAATGGCTGTATTAAAAGGTATAGGTATTGCGCTTAAAGGTTTTGGTAAAGCATTGACCGGTAAAGGCAAAACAAAAT